GGTTTTCAGAAGACAAAAAAGGAATACAGTTAATAGGACAAGCAGGCAATAGACTGAGAGAAGAACTGAAGAAACATAATCTTGATTTAGATAGGGACTTCTGGAAAACAAATTCTTTAGCTTGTAGGCCATTTGATAAGACAGATATAGGAACAAAGAACAGACCCCCAACAAGAGCAGAACTTACTTACTGTAAACCATTGGTAAACAAAGCAATCAAAGAATTAAACCCACAGTTTATATGGCTGCTTGGTGGAAAAGCAATTGAATCTTTTTGGATGGGAGAGTTTAAGACTCTAACAGCTACAAGATGGAGAGGTCTTTGTATTCCTGATAGACAAACTAATGCTTATATTCTTCCTATGTTTCATCCTTCATATATAATCAGGAATGAAAAGGATTTGAATCTTCTTTCTACTTGGGAAAGAGATTTAAAAAATGCTATTGACTGTTTGAAGAAGAAACCATTTAAGTTTGAAGATGAAAATAAAGAGGTTGAATGTCTCTATGATTTTGATGCTGTTTGTAATTTACTTGATGATATTCTTAATACAGATATAGAATATCTACAATTTGACTATGAAACAACAGGACTTAAACCATATGTTCAAGGGCATAAGATAGTTTCAATATCTCTTGACTTTGAAAACACAGCTTATTCATTCCCATTCGACTACAAAGACCATTGGAGTAAATCAGAGTTCAGACAAATAAGAAAAAGATGGCGAAAGATATTAAAGAATACCAATATTGGTAAGATCGCTCATAATATCAAGTTTGAGGATGTCTGGACTTCCCAAACATTGAATGTAGATATTAAATCTTGGGTGTGGGATACAATGCTTGCTTCTCATGTCTTAGATAATCGAAGTAGTTATACAGGATTAAAATTTCAGTCGTATATAAATTTTGGTGTTCTTCCATACGATAAAGAGATTAAGAAGTTTCTCAAAGCAAAGACAGCTAATAGTTTTAACAAAGTTGAAGACGCCCCACTTGATAAATTGCTGCATTATGGTGGATTAGATTCTCTGTTAACCAGTAAATTATTTTTTAAACAAGTAAAGGATTTTGAATCAAGAGGCAGAAACTTAGTTGATGCTTATGATTTACTACATGATGGCACATTAGCTTTGTCTAAAGTTGAGCAGAATGGTATCTGTGTGAATGAAGATTATTACAATTCTCTGTCTAATAAAGAAAATACTGGTGAACTGGATATAAAAATAGCTGAACTTGAAAAGGACTTGAATGAAGGAAAAGAAGCAAAGAGATTTCTAAAAGAGACAGGAAGAAAGCTGAACAAAGATTCAAACAAAGACTTGGGTTTTCTGCTCTATGATATTTTGAAACTTCCACCTATATTAACAGGAAAAGGAAATTATTCAACAGATAAAGATGCTCTTATGAAAGTGAAGTCCCCTTTTGTTGAGAAGCTATTAATGTACAGAAAATTGGAGAAAGTGAGAGGGACATACATTAAGCAGTTTACAAGAGAGACCTATAGTGGGAAGATGCACCCATTCGTTAATCTAAATATTCCAATTAGTTACCGTTCAAGTGCATCAGAACCATCATTCCAAAATATACCCGTGAGAGACGAAGATGCAAAGAAATATTCTCGCTCTGGAATTGTCCCAAGCAAAGGAAACAAAATGCTTGAGAGCGACTTCAGTGGTTTAGAAGTTGCTATTAGTGCTTGTTACAATAAAGATAAGAATCTTATTAAATATGTTACAGATGAATCCACTGATATGCATAGGGACACCGCTGCTGAATTATGGAAATTGAAAATAAAAGAAGTTACAAAGGACATACGATTTTACGCAAAGAATCAATGGGTCTTTCCGCAGTTCTATGGCGATTGGTACGGCTCTTGTGCAAAGAATCTATGGGACATATGTATTGATTTTAAATTAGATTCAGAAAAAACATTAAGACAACATTTAAAAGAAAAAGGAATTGGAAACTATTTTGCATTTGAAGAGCATTGTAAGAAAGTAGAAAGAATATTTTGGGATAAAAGATTTCCCCATTATAGAAATTGGAAAAAAGAGATAACAAAGACCTATAGAAAGCATGGATTTATCGAAACTTATCTTGGTTTCCAAATGAGTGGTTATTTATCAGACAAACAGTGTACCAATATCAATATACAAAGCAGTGCTTTCCATTGCCTTCTGTGGACTCTGATTGAACTAATGAAAGAGATAGAAAAAAGGAAACTAAAAACAAAAGTGATTGGTCAGATACATGACTCTATTATAAATGATTTATACCCACCTGAAGAAGAAGAGATTATGCATCTTATAAATGATATTGGCACAGTGAGAATCAGGAAAGAATTTGACTGGATTATTATTCCACTTAAAATTGACCATGAAATAACAGAAATAGATGAAAGTTGGTATAATAAAAAGGAGGTACTAAATGTGTAGTGGAAGAGCAAAGAAAATTAGACAGATGATAGGCTATGATGTTAGTGCTGATAAGATTATGAACAGACAATATCAATGGAATAGCCAAGAAAAGACGAAAGGTATGAGAACATTCAGAGAGAGAACAAATATTGTATGTGTTGGCATAAGGAAAAGTTACAGAGAATTTAAAAAGAAAATTAATAAAAGGGAGAATTAAATGCCATTACAAACTATGCACCGACCAAAAACACTGGATGAAATTGTAGGAAACGAAACTGCAATTAAAAGTCTTGCTTCGGTTCTATCAAGAGAAGTGGATATTCCACATAGTTTCCTCTTTACTGGTTTACCAGGTGGTGGGAAAACCACCTTAGCAAGAATAATAAAAGAGTATCTTGATATATCAGACATGGATTTCTATGAGTACAATGCAGCTAACACTCGTGGGATAGATACAATAAGACAAATTGATTCAAACTGTCGGCTATCTCCTATGGGTGGAAGTAAAAAGTTGTATCTTCTTGATGAAGTCCATGCCCAAACAGGCTATGCTTTGCAAGCTATTCTTAAACTCTTAGAAGAACCACCTAATCATGTTTACTTTGCTCTATGTACTTCTGAGCCTGAAAAAATTAAAAGTACTTTGTTAAAAGCAATCAGAAGAAGATGCCATGAGTGCGAAGTTAAACCATTAATTAGAAGTCAAATTGTCAAGCTGCTTAAAGATACTTGTAAGAAAGAAGAAATAGACTATCCAATTTCAATTTTAAGGAAGATAGCTAAGTCTTGTTGGGGAAGTGCAGGACAAGCTCTCTCAATACTCGATAGCGTGATTGATATTGAAGATGAAAGCATAGCAGAGGAAGCTATCGAAGATCTTGTTGTGAGTGAATCCTCTATTGCTGAAATATGCAAACTACTGACTGACAATAAACTGTCTGCTATTAACAAATGGCATAATGTAAAGAAGTTATTGAAAACTTTGAATGGTGAACCAGAATCAATTCGATATGCAATGCTCGGATATCTTAATCAGATTATGTTAAGTAAAGAAGGTCTTCCTGTAAAACTTGCAGGCATACTTTCTTGCTTCACTGATAGCTTTATGTACATAGGAAAAACAGGAGTGACTTTAGCTTGCTTCTTTGCCTGTATGGAAAGTGAAAGCGAAAGTGACATTCCATTTTAATAAGGTTATGAGGAGGTAAAAGTAAATGATATTCAAAGGAAGAGGTATTTTTTGTGGTAGAGGAACGGAAATAAAACTAAAAACTGCAAGAAGATTTCTGAGTAGAAACGCTTTTAAACTTGCCCAATTAAGAGCTGATAAAGTCAAAAAACATAAACTTTTTCGACAAGAGGCACAGGCATTAAAAATATTAGATAAATAAGGAGGTAAAAAATGGATTACAAAAAGGCATTAGAAATTGATTTAGAACGATTGGAAGAAAATCTAAAAGAACAAGCAGGTTTGGTAATGGAATGTGGTGAACTGTGGGCTGGGAAGACAGCAGAAAGAGACAGAGCAAAGGAAAATCTTTCTGTTATCGAAGCAGAGTTAGACGGATATGCAAGAGCAAACTGGGTAGATATTTCTACTACAAAGATGACTGAAAAATCAGTACTTGGGTATGTTCTTAATAATGAAAAACAAAAAGAGGCAATGAAAGAGTTTATTAAATTAAATGAAGAAGTCAATATTCTATCAGTAGCAAGAAATGCTTTTGAGCATAGGAAGAAAGCAATGGAGGGTCTTGTGTCTCTTCATATCGCAGAATATTGGGCAGACCCTAAAATTGCTAAGAGAGATATTGATGAAATCAAATCATCTGAAAGAAAAGGGGAACAAGAAGAAGAATTAAATAAGAATCCAAGACTTACAAAACTTAAAAAAAGGAGGTAATTAAATTATGAGTTTTAGACAACGAGCAAAAAAAATGAAGAAGGATTTAGAGAAAAGGCATGAAGAAGCAATTGAAAGCAAGGATGATTCTGGTGGTTCAGATTACATAACAATCTTTAAGAAAGACGAAGTTCCCGAAGGAATGGGATTTTGGACACCGGGATATGGAGAGCATCTTATAGATATTGTCCCCTTCTTTGCAGGAGAAAATCACCCAAAAGTCGGAGAGGGAAGATTATGTTATGTTATTGATCTTTGGGTTCACAAGAAAGGTGATAACTTTGTTTGTCAGACAAGAAACTTCAAATTAAGAGACCCTATCTGTGATTTTATTAAAAAGACAAGACTCCCTACAGATGAATGGAAGAAGATTGCCCCTAAGAGAAGAACAGTCTATCTTGTCTGGGTACACGATACTCCTGAAGAAGAAGAAAAAGGATTACAGATTTGGGAAGTTGCTCACTGGTTCTTTGAAAAGCATGTTGACGCAATTGCAAAAAGTCCAAAAGGGGGTGCCCCTATTATATTTTCTGATCCTGATACAGGAAAGCAAATTGCTTTTGAAATTGTAAAATCAGGGACTTACAAAGATGAAAATGATGTGGATAGAGACAGTCAAGATTGGACGGGTTACAGATTCATTGACAGAGATGAAAAGATTCCTGATGAAATACTTGATCAATCTTTTTCACTTGATGACATAATTGATATGCATCCTGATACAGACAAAGTTTACAAGTCTTTCCACGGAGAGGATGAAGAAGAGAAAATAGTTAAACAAGAAACTGAAGAGGAAGAAGAGGAAGAAACTGAAGAGGAAGAAACTGAAGAGGAAGAAACTGAAGAGGAAGAGACTGAAGAGGAAGAGGATAAAGAAGAGAAACCAGAAACAACAGAAGGTGGTAAATGTCCTTTTGATGGTAAGTTTGGGGTTGACTTAGATAAATATGAAAACTGTGATGATTGTGAGGTTTATGATGATTGCAGTGATGAAAACGAAAAACTGAAAAAGGAAAAGGCAAAAGAAAAAGAAAAGAAACCAGTACTAAAGAAGAAACCAATTGTAAGGAGAGGAATAAAGAAATAAATTAACTTGGCTGTGGGTTTCTTAAATCCCACAGCCATTCACAAAGAGGTATAACAATGCCAAAACTAATATTAAGGAAAAAATCAATAGTGGAACAAATAAAAGAAACATCAAAAGAAAAAATTAAACCAAGAGAGAAAGAAAGTATTAATGCAGACAATCTTATTCCTACTTCATCTACTTTGTTAAACTGCGCTTGCTCTGATTGTCCTACTGGTGGATATGGAATAGGAAAACTTGTTAATCTTATTGGTGACAGTTCATCAGGAAAATCATTATTAGGGCTGTCTTGCTTTGCAGAAATGTCAATGTTTAAAAAGTTTGATGACTATGCTTTTATTTATGACGATGTTGAAGCTGCTCTTGAATTTAATCTTGACTATCTATTTGGGTTAGATGTGAGTGTACGAATAGATATGAGTATAACTTCTGATACAATTCAAGACTTTTATGGTAATATAATAAGTACAATAAAAGAAGGAAGACCCTTTGTTTACATACTTGATAGTCTGGATGCTTTAACTTCCATCGAAGAAAGAAAGAGGGCTGAAACATATGCAAAAAGTCCTGATGAAAACAAGGGCAGCTTCAAAATGGAAAAAGCAAAAATGCTCACTGAAATATTAAGAGTAATAACAAGAGATATTAAAAAAATAGAGGCACTAGTAATTATTGTTTCCCAAACAAGAGACAATATAGGGTTTGGTTACACCGATAAATCAAGGAGTGGTGGAAGGGCATTAAAATTTTATAGTTGCCATGAAATGTGGCTGTCTATTATCAAAACGCTGAAAGCAAAAGAAAGAGCAATAGGTGTAAATACAAAAGCAAAAGTATCAAAGAATAAAATAACTGGTAAAGTTCGTGATTGTGTTTTTCCTATTTATTATGATTATGGTGTTGATGATATTTCAGCAAACATAGACTTCCTTTTAGAAAATGGAATTTGGAAGAAGGGCACAGTTAAAAGTGCAAACCCAAAAACAAAACCAAAAGAAGGTGGTCGCATAATACAAGCAAGTCATTTTAAATTAGAAGGAACTAAAGCTAAAATAATAAGTGAGATTGAATTACATTCTCTTGAAAAAGACTTGCAGTTATTAGTTGGGGAAACATGGAATAACATTGAAGAAGAAATCAGACTACAAAGGAAACCAAAATATGCTTAAAGGATATATTATAGCACCAGAAGGTGATAGACAAAGATTAGAAAAACTTGGGGTAGAGCTTGGTGAGTATGATATAACAGGACAATCTTTTGAAGATTGTATTGTATCAGAAGAGGCAATGGAAAAACTAAATCTTTTATGGGGTATGTATATTTGGGGTCTGGAAGAAACTAATTGAGGAAAAAGAGGATAAATAATGTTACTGATAATTGACAGTCCTGCTCTTTGTTACAGGGCTAAATTTGCAATGCAGAAAGTTGAGCTTTCCTTTGAGGAATGGAAAACAGAAATCATTTTCAATTTCCTTAATCAAATCATGTCTCTTGCAAAACGATTTGAAACTAATCAGTTTGCTTTCTGTTGGGACAGTAGGAAAAGCTTTCGCAGAAATTTATATCCTGATTATAAAAGAAAGAGAAAAGAGAACAAGACACAAGAAGAAAAAGACTTGACTATAATTGCTTATGAACAGTTCAGCAGATTAAGAAGAGAGGTTCTTCCTGCTCTTGGTTTCAAGAACAATTTTATTCAGACAGGATTAGAAGCAGATGATATAATTGCTTCCATTGTTTTCTTAAACACAGCACATAAACAAAAACCAATTATAGTTAGCAGAGATAATGACCTTTATCAATTATTACTTTACTGTGATATGTTTGACTTTCAGACTTTGAAAATGATGACTGATGACTTATTTATAAAAGAATATAATATACTTTCTTCTCTTTGGAACTTGGTCAAAGCAACTGGTGGTTGCTCATCTGACAATGTTGCTGGCATTGAAGGAGTCGGGGAAAAGACAGCTATTAAATACATAACACATACTTTGCCAAGTCATCATAAAACATTTAAAGCAATTAAATCAGAAGAAGGACAAAAGATAATTAAAAGAAATAGCCCATTAGTATATTTGCCATTTGAAGGAACAAAAAGATTTCCAATACAGAGAGACAAACTGTATTCAAAAGATTTCTATAATACATTTGAGAAACTTGGTTTTAAATCATTTCTCACCCAAGAAACTTTCAATGAGTGGGAAGAAAGGTTTTGTTTAAAATGATTAAATTAAAAGAAATAAACCATGCAGGATTAAAGGAGCTTCGATACAAACAATGGTTAAAACAAAATAAGACCTGCCCAATCCTGAAACAAAAAATTGAATATAAGGATGCAGTCGCAGATCATAAACATAAAACAAAGGCAGAAAAACTTGGTGAAGATGGAAAAGGATTATTAAGGGGTGTATTACATTTTCAAGCAAACAGTTGGGAGGGCAAAGTTACAAATGCTTTTAAACGGTATGGGTTGCATAAATTCGACATATCATTACCGCAAGCATTAATAAATTTAGCTGCCTATATTGAAAATCCTCCAATGAAACCAGAATGGATTCATCCTAATTGTAGGCCAAAAGCAAAAAAAATTGGAAAACGAGATTTTAATCTAATTTGTAAATATTATTTTGAAATGTTTCCTAAAAAAAGAAAATTACCTATGTATCCAAAAAGTGGCAAACTAACAAAAAAACTTGAGGAAGATTTAAAAATGGCAAGTAAACTACACAAAAAGAAAGATAAAAAACCAATACTTGTAAAGAGAAAAGGAGGTGATTAATATGGGAGGAATATATCAAATGATAAGAGAACTCGAAAAGATTACAACTGATATTCGAGAAGAGGCTAATAAGTTTGACAGAGGCAATATGTCAGCAGGTACTCGTGTAACAAAAGGTCTTCAGGAAATAAAAAAACAAGCACAAGCTATAAGAATGCAGGTCTTTGAAACAAAAAAGAAAAATAAATAAACAGTTTCCTGTGCAGGTATCCAGCGGCAAAATGGACAGTTGTCAAGGGTTTTAAGGCTTTCCCTCATCGCTGGTTGTCCTGCTTGCACAGGAATTTTAAAAGGAATAAAAAATGATAAACTCTCTTGAAATAACCAATTTGCAATCACATAAATATTCTTTGCTTGAGTTTCATAAAGGTGTAAACATAATTAAAGGAAGAAGTCACTCAGGCAAATCATCAATCGTTAGAGCTTTAATATGGGCACTGCAAAACAAACCTTCGGGATTTCATTTCAAGTCTCATTTCTCAGAAGCAAAAGAAAACACAGAAGTTTCCATTGAGTTTGAAAATGGGGAGTACATAAGCAGAATAAGAAACAATACCTTTAATGGTTATACTCTAAGTGGAAATGAAAATGGTCTTGAAGCTTTAAGAACAGATTTACCAGATGAAATTAAAGCTATTACCCGGATGAATGATATAAATATTCACTCTCAAGGTGATAAATATTTCATGCTTCAAGAGACACCTGGAACTGTTGCTAAAGAATTAAATAGCATAGTTGGTCTTGACATAATAGATGAAGTGAATAAAAAGGTAACAAGGATTGTTGACGCTTCTACTGCAAAACATAAACAACTTTCTACAGATATAAAAGACAAAAAAGAAGAAATCAAAAAATACAAACACCTAAAGGATGCAGAAAAATTAATAAAGAAGATTGATTCTTTAGTTGAATCTGGTTCTATACTTAGAGCTGATGCTATGGAACTAGAATCAATAAGAACTAAAATTGAATCTGCACAGGATGATATAGATAATATAAATGAATGGCTTAAAGTTGAAAAACCATTCAAAGCAATAAAAAAGAAGCAAGAAGATTTAATCCAGTTACAAAGCAAAGAACTGTCTCTTTCCTCTTGGTTAAATGAGTATAAAAAGTTACAAATAACTTCTGTAAGAATTAATGAAGTTTTATCTCTCGAAAAAGGATTTAAAAAGACAAAATCAATCTTAAATAAACTCTCTGAGATGCGTTTAAAGCATGATAAAATTTTAAAGCTATATACGGATATAGGAAACACTGAGAAGTCCTTAAATCTATCATCTGAATGTCTTGGAGTTAAATTAAAAGAGAAAGCAGAACTGCTAAAATCCCATGAAGATGAATTTTGCTCTAAATGTGGCTCACATAGACAATATTGGAGGAAGAAATGAAACTATTATTAACAGGGGACTGGCACTTAACAAATACTGCACCAGAAAAAAGAATTGACAACTATGTTAAAGCTCAAGATAGGAAAATAGATTTTATTTGCACCCTTGCTAAAGAAAAGAACTGTGCTTGCATTATTCAACCCGGAGATTTCTTTGATAGTCACAAAGCAAATGATTTCCTAAAAAGAAAAATGATTCAAATTCTTATGGATACTCACCTTCCACCAATCTTAACTATATTTGGTCAACATGATTTAAGATACCATTCTTCTGATACAAGGAATACCCCTTTAAGAGTACTGGAAGCTGCTGAAATAATCGACATACTTGGTCACATGGAGATAGAAGATGTCAATATCTATGGAGCTTCATGGTTTGAAGACATTCCCATGCCAGAGATAGAAGGAATAAATATCTTAGTCATACATAAGATGATAATCAAAAACAATAAACTATGGGAAGGACAGGAAGATGTTACTAAAGGTAACATTTTACTTCGCAATAGTGGGTTTGACCTTATCGTGTCTGGTGATAATCATCAATCTTTTACTATTTCTACTGGAAAGAAACATCTTGTCAATTGTGGTTCCTTAATGAGAATGACAACAGCACAGCTTGAACACAAACCAGTTGTTTATATCTATGATACAAAGGACAAGTCTCTTGAAGAACATTTCATTCCAATAGAGCCAGCAGAGAAAGTATTTGATTTATCTACAATTGAAAAGGAAAAAAAGGAAAACAAAGAACTGGAAGCTTTTGTTAGTCAACTTAAAAAAGATACAAAAATAGAAGGACTTGATTATGCTAAAAATCTATTTGACTATACAAAAGACAATAAGGAAACAATCGAAGAAGGAACATTAAATATTATATTGGAGGTAATGATATGAAAATAGTCGAGTTTAAGTTAGAAGGTATTAATGGGGATGAACAAGAAGTGGCTATGCAAGAGGCATTCGATGTTTTATTTACTATTTATCAGTCTGTTTTAAAAGAAGATAAAGATTGGCATTTTTTCTATGAAGGAACTTATAGTTTTCTAAGATGTGGCATAGACTATAAAAATAATGTAAAGCGTTGGTTAGACGAGCATAATGTTAAATATAACCAGCCTATAAAAGAATGGAAAGAGCCTTATGATTTAACTAATAAAATGCAAAACCAATTTAGTCTTGTTTTTCATAGTCTATCAGTTTTAGTGATGGAACTCTATTTTCAAAACACACAAATAACAGAAGATTTAATATGCTATTCAGCAGATAGAGTCATACATCCTTTTTTAAATATGGCTACATACTTACAATACTTTAAAGATAATATAGTTTTACCGAATTGGGAAGCAAATATAATGGCAGATTTGGCTATTTTCCGTGCTTATAATAATGGTAAAAATATAGGTTGGCAAGATGGAGTTCAACACGAAAAAAGAATAAAGGGGGAAAATAAATGAACAACATAGAAAAAAAACTGGATGAGTTGGAAAAGGAAATTGAGTCTGCAAAGGAAGACAAAGCAAGATTGGAAGGGATGCTTTCTACTATGATAAAACAATTAGAAGAAAGATTTGGCATTACCTCTGTTAAAGAAGTCAAAGAACTTTTAAAAGAAATCAATAATAAGATAGACAAAACAGACAAAGAACTTTCTGACAATTTTAATGAATTAAAAGAGGGCTACGAATGGTAATATTTAATAGAAACAGATGTTATAATGGGGGCAAAGGGCATTTATTTATAGCAGTATATGATGAAGAACCAACAAATATAAGTCTAAACACAGCACTTTTAGAACTTGGATTTAAAGATGGGGAAACGATTGATTTTTATACTGCTTCTGAGCTTAAAAAAATATTGCATGTCAAGGTTTACGTTTGTTCCTTTTGCAAATGGTGTGGGAAGATAGTGAAAAGGAATCAAGATGAACTAAATGTCAGAAATATAAGAGGATAAAATGAACCTAAATGAATACAACCAAATAAAAGATTCCTTCATTGATGCAAAAGCAAGAAAGGCTTTATTAGAAGAGCAGCTTGTCTCTTTGAATGAGTCTTATGTTTATGAGTACAACAGAGCTGAACACGCAGAGAAAGCAAGAGTAATCTTTCAGTTAGTTGCTAAGAAGACTCAGGAGAATCTTGAATTTCATATCTCTAAGCTCGTTACAACAGCAATTGCTTCCGTATTCTCAGAGGATAACATAGAATTTGTTGTCAGAATTGAACAAAGAAGGAATAAGACTGAATGTGATTTGTTTTTTAAAGAGTTTGGTCAGGAGTATAAACCATTAGAAGGTTCTGGTTTCGGGGCTGTAGATATTGCTTCATTCGCTTTGATAATCGCATTTTGGTCCTTGAAAAAGAATAGGCCAACCATGATTCTCGACGAGCCTTTGGCAAGTCTCAGCCCCGATTTACAACACAAAGCATCTGATATGCTACAAATGATATCTACTAAATTAGGGATACAAATAATAATGATATCTCATCAGGAAGATGTAAATATTGCTGCGGATAAAACTTTCATTGTTTCTAAGAAGGGAAGAATCAGTGAAGTAAAAGAACAATAATATTATCCTTAAGAAGCAAAAAAACATGGTGCTAAAAAGATACTTCAAAGATTTAGACGCCATGTTTTCTTTGCTAAATAATAAGACTTAGTGATTAATGCGCTGCTTCAGTTCTGCAAGTGCTTTTTTTGCTCTCGCTTTAGGGTCGATGTTTAAAGCTTCATTAAACTTTTTTTGGTTATTTCTCGCAACCAAAAATACAACGGCACCACCGATAGCAACACCAATAAGAAATCCAATAACAATATCCATTTCTGCCTCCTTAGATTGAAGTTAATTTCCGTTGCTCTTCTCCTTCATAATAGCTTTTACCCCATAATATCCAAAGTAGAAGAAAACAACAATCATTGCTATCTTAATTTCTTGTACAATGATTGTCAAGGTAAATTCCAAAGCACCAGTCCAAGCATTGACAGTCTCATCGCCTACCTTAATCATTTTCGGAAACATATTAGCCATTATACCCATAACTATAGCTATTTGAAAATGCAGGAAAGTACTGCCA